GTGCCGTCGAAGAAAGCGCTGAGGAAGTTATTGGTATAACCGAAGAACGCCTGACGGAAATGGTCCAACGTGCCATAGATGAGAACATCCCCTTAGAAGGACTGTTAGCATTTGTGGATTCTACGCTCGGTGCCCAGACCCAAAATTATGTAGACAATAAAACATCACGTGATGAAGAAATAAACGCACGCCCTAGTGGTGTACCTACCCCAGATAAAGTCGGGGCAGGCGGCAAAATGGCGGCTAAGATAAAAGAGAAAATATCGGCAAGGTATAATGAGCTTGCCCCCGCTGATGTGGGCGCTGATGCGTTAGCAGGTATTGCACCGTCGGCTGAGCCTGCAGTACCTCAGGATTTAGCAGAAATTATAGATGCACCAGAACTAGGCCCCGCACCCGAGGGCTTACCTATGCAAGCGGCGGCTACCCCCGTTGAACCACCAAACGTAGATGTACCGCCGGTTGAATTACCTCCTGTGCAAGCACAAGTAACCCCTCCCGGACCGGTTGCGCCTCCTGCGCCTCCTGCGCCAGAAGGTATCGCGCAGATGGCAAATGAAATGCCGGCACCGTTAGTTCCCCCGTCGCTACCACCGTCACAGAAAGCACAGGCGGCGCGTGCAGAGCCACAGACACGTGAGGAGTACTTAGCCTCTCGTCGAGCTAATGATTCGCCTAGCCCACTTAACAGGCTGTTAGAAATAGCTAAGCAAGGGCCGTCCGCTGACCGGATGGCAGGTGCAAAAGCCGCTAACCAAACTCTAGGCACTAGTGCTTATGAGGGTGAACAACCCCAACCTGCAGAACAAGCGGGTGGTATTCAGGCCCTTGCTAAGCAAGAAGCACCTGCACCAAAACCTGCAGGGGTAGGCAGTGTCCTTAAAGAAGAAGAAGCCGCTAAAAAGGTCGAGCGTGAGATTGTTGATGCCGTACCTAGTGGCGGTTCAGTAAGCACAAAAACCAAGGAAACGGTCGGTTTACCTGCCGCTAACATAAAAACCAACGATGTTGATTTTGTTAAGCCTGACTATAGTGGCATTGCCGGTAACGTAGGTACATTCTTAGGCGGGTTCGGGCTTGGTAAAGAAAGTCTGACTAATCCAGAGGACCAACGCAAACTAGGTGAAGAACGCGCCGAGAAGATGTTAGACCGTGAAGGCAAAGTCGAAACGATGAAAGAGATGATTGCACGCTATGAAGGTGTACTTGCTAAACAACAAGAAGGCGGCAAGTCTAAGCGCGAACTTATCAGTTCATTCCTACGTGGTGCCGCCGGTCAGTCATCTATGGGTATGGCTTTTGCTAACGCATCAGCTAACATGGCTCAAACACGCCAAAACCAAGAGGCGCAGGTGCGTACGGGCGTTAAAGAGCTTATGGCTATGGCCAAAGATACTATGGAAATGGATAGTGAGCTTGCTAAAAACGTCATGGAGAATGGGATGACCTACTTCCAGATGTCTAAGAATGACCGCACAGCGGCGGCTGATATAGCATCTAGAATGACTAACCAACAAATGCAGAACGCTAATATATCGGCTCAGCAGGAGTATAATGCACTTGCTGATAACGAGAAACGTGCCCTTGATGCTCAAGTAGCTAGCGCTAATCAGCTTATAAGAAGCAAAGAACTATCGTTTGCTATGGAGTCGCAGAGTAAACTTGAAAAGAATCGGATGGGTGACCAATTAATTAAGGAAATCCGTAGCATGCAAACAGCTAGATACTTAGCTGTAGAGGAAAGACTTAGCGCTGATGCTGAATTTATGGCGGCTGTTAGTGTAGCTAAAGATGCTAACGGTGAGGTCATTCGTGCAAGGAAGGAAGGCGAATCTGAGCGGTCAATTAGGGCGAAAATTGAGAAGGCAGAGAACGCCGAGCGTGAAGTAGCAGAAAGACGGGAACTAGCATTCATACAACGTATAGCGTTAGAGAACCTAGCCGGTCAAGAAGGTGGCGCACCTAGCTTACTGAAACTTGAAAGAATGCTGTTTGCAGAGTTACAAAAACTGTTCCCTGATGTAGACCCCGCACGTGTTATGGGTCAAATAGGCAGTGGTTCAGAGCAACAAAGCCTAAGCCAAGACGCACAATTCTTTATGAACCGTGCAATCGAGGGGTAGTAAATGTATTCAGCAGACCAGATTGCTAAGGCCATATCATTAGCGAAGCGTGATGGCAACTTTCAGGCGGTAGAAGAATTAACACACCTATACCGCCGCGCGCTTGAAAGTGAGGGCCCTTCTAATGCTAGCCAAGTTAAAAGGACAAACACAAGACCACAAGCCGGTATGGATGAGGACGCCGGCTTCTTTGATAATATCACATCAGGTTTTGGCGCCGGCGTAGTAGGTATGGGCGAGATGGCCGCGCTTGGTGGTAATACGCTGTTTGAAGAAGAACAAGAATTAAAAAACCGTGAGAAGATAAAGGATATTGCCAGTGACTTGCGCCCCAAGGGTGGTAATCAGGATGACTGGTCGTATAAAATAGCCAGTGGTTTAGGTAGTATTGCCGCTATGCTACCCGCCGCAGGTGCCGCCGCGCTTGTTTCTAACCCAGTAGGTGCCTCAGCCGTCGGGCTTGGTTTAGCCGGTACTATGGGGGTCGCCGCAGGTGCAGGTGAAGCAAGTGAGCGCGCACGTGATTTTGGCACTACTGAGGACGCTAGGAATACCGCTACTCGGTTCGGCGCCCTTATTGGCGTTACAGAAATAATACCGCTTGGTCGTTTTGCTAAGGCATTTGAAATACCATGGCTTAACCAGTTAGTGAAGAAAGCTGAACCGGCTGACATTCAGAAACAACGTGACCGCCTTATCAACGCTTTTAAGACAGGTACATTCGAGGGCGCACAAGAACTCGGCGCCGCAGTCCTGCAGAACTTAGTTGCCACGGGGTATAACCCAGAGCAAGCACTCGTTGACTCCGGTGCATATGAAGAAGGCGCTATTGGCGGTGCATCCGGTGCAATACTCCAAGGCGTAATCGACTTGTTCGCACGTGGTAAACGTGGTCGCACCGCATTACCTGATGACACACCACCAGATAGTGGGCAGTTTGATGATGACCCGGGCGGCGCAAGCAACATAGACCCAAACAACATAACAGATGAAGATTTAGACGGTTTGGCTAGTATGGGCGACGAAATAGATATTACCAGTACGCCAGACACCCCGTTATCACCACTGCCTCCTGTGCAAACATCACCTCAAATGGAGATTGAAGAAGCCAATCGCCCCATGCTAGAGGATACTGAGGAGATTGTATTTGAAAACGCACAGCGGCAACAACTGGCGGACGAGGAAGCGAAGTTAGAAACGCAAGCCCAAGAGGCGCAGGCTAACCAACCACGCCCAGAACAAATGAACATAGACGACTTGATGCTTGCACCTGAAATAGCACAAGAAAAAATGATGGCACAGATTAGAAAGGAAGAACTCGAGACGCTTGCAGGGAGAACACCACCACCCCCCACACCTGTTGAAGAACAGTTGTCTATGGAGGACGAACTTGGGTTGAACGAGATTGACCAAGAGAAAGTAGACACGCAAATTAGGCAGGAGACAGAAGATGCTGTTGCGGGGAGAGAAACTACAAAACCTAATAAACCTAGAGTTAAAGTAAGGCCCCAACCGGAACAAGTTGCTCAGCCTAAACCTGAACAGCTAGATTTAGATAAGTTGGATAAAAAGCTCGAGCGTGACCAAGAGCGTGCTGACGATAAAGCAAGGCGTGCTGAAAACAAAGACTTACAAAAAATACTACTTGGTGAGACTCCACCCAAACGTAGAAAACCTAAAGCCGCACCTGTTCCTAAAGCGGCGGTTGAGCCTGTTGTTGAGCCTGTTGTTGAGCCTGTTGTTGAGCCTGTTGTTGAGCCTGTTGTTGAGCCTGTTGTTGAGCCTGTACCTAAAGCAGTCGCTAAACCAACGCCTACCAAGCCTACCAAAGCAGGGCCATTGCCGACACCCAAACAAAAAGTAGCTGATGCCCAAGCCCGCAAGTCAGATGCTGACGCATTACTTGGTATAGAGCCGGTTGACCCTAATATTGCGCGTAACAAAAAGCGTGCTGATGTGGCACGTAAATCTCGTGCAGTTGCCTTAAAGAATAAAAAAACAGCCGCTACTAAGAAAGCGGAGCAAGCACAAGCAAACAGGGCCAAACGCAAGCAAGAGAAGCAGACCCGTAAAGCGACGTCTATAACTAAACCTGCTGTGACCCGTGGTGCGACGTCTATAACTAAACCTGCTGTGACCCGTGGTGCGACGTCTATAACTACTCCAAAAGTTGAGCCTAAAAAACCAACCGAGAAAGCGACTAAGAAAGCCACTGCCAATAAACCCGGTAAAACGCAACAAGTAGCTACACCTAAACAAGTTAAGGTGGGTGTAACTAAGCCGGCTAAAAAGACCGCCAAAGAGAACATCAAGGTCACCGCTGAGCAAGCACCAAAAACGGATAAGCCAGTTAGGAGTATTGCCGAAGATAAACCTTTGCTAAAGAAAGACACACAAACAAGTAGCACGATGCCGACTGAGGGTGACAAGTCTAGTAGTGATGACCAGTTTAAAGATGGGCCGTCTAAAGAAGGCACAACAATAGCTAGGGACTTTACACGGTGGACGCAATCTCAGACCACTAAGTTAGATAAAGACCAAGTAAGCGCCGTGCGTCAATTCTTTGACTATATACCTGCCACCACTAAAGACGCAGGTCTTAGAGCATTGCAAGAATACCGTCGTGTTACAGATAACATTGAGTCGGCTTTGTTTATGATTGCCACTGACCTTAACGTAGAGTATGCGAACTATAAAAACACTAACTTTAGGTCCAAGTCTGATAAGAAGGCTTATGGCGAAACAGGTAAAGATGCCGCTACCGCCGCATACAAAACAATCCAAGGTATGCAGGGCGCTAGGAATATAGGCAGTGTTGTTAAGTGGATGGACGAAGCATCTAATAAATATAGAAGTGATATTGATAACCAAGGCAGTAACATCTCTATGCGTGATGCCAAGACTAAACTGGCTAAGGACAAAGCAGTTACTGAGGCAAACACCCGTAAAAAACTAGCACGTGAGGAGTTTAGAGACAACAAGCGGGTTACTGAGATATTAGATGAGGACTTCGATGGGCCTACTGATTTGGATATACTTGATGCAAACTTCGGAGTAGATGGGTTATTCCTAAAACCCAAAGCGATTGCCGACAGCACCGCCCCACTGCATCCTATTGCTGTTAGCATGTTAGTGGATGGGGACGTGCAGGGCGCACTTAACTTTATCGCGGAGTCTAGTAGCAACAAAGATATTGCCGGCGTAGCTAAAATACTAGCGGACAATATGGGTACGACTAAAGTAGAAGTGGTCGAAAACCTGCGCAGTCAAGTTACTGGTGAGCAGATTGCCGGTGTATTTGACCCGAAAACAAACACTATTAAGATAGACGCCGACAACGGTGTAAACATTCATACGTTACTGCATGAGGCTACGCATGCGGCGACCAGTCACACATTGGCTAACAAGTCACACCCCGTTACTAAGAAGCTCACTGCTATATTTAACGGCAGTAAAGAATACTTAGAGCACGAATACGGTGCCACTTCGCTTGACGAGTTTGTAGCAGAAGCATTTAGTAACCCTGACTTCCAGAACATACTGGCATCTATTAGGGTTGAGGGCGAACCACGTGGTATGTTTGCCCAGTTTGCTAGGACTATACATAACATGATACGTGCTTGGCAGGGTAAACCTGCTTTGACCGATGTTTTCGATGTTAAGTCACAAACGGATAGACTGATTAATTCTATACTGTCACCGGCCCCACGCTCACGGATTTCAGGGCAACTTGCCTTAGCACTGACGCCTATGGAAGCCGCTGAGCAGATGATGCAGGATAGAGACTCAGGTAAAGTAACAGCGAGTTCTTTCCTCAAAGATACGGTGGACTTCTTGTCGTCAGGCGTACCTAAGCACGCGAAGGAGATGCTTGCAGGGTTTATGCCCTCACAGCCTTTTGCGGATGTTGCTAACCACTATGGGTATGGCAACTTAGGGTATGATTTAGATAAGGCCTTACTAGAACGTAAAGAGGCAATAGGCAGAGCAGAAAAGCGGGCATCAGAGATTCTTATTGAGGCCGGTAAACTCCAGAAAAAGCTACAGCCTAATGATACAAAGCTGTTGCATTACTTGACGTTTAACGAGGAAACCGGCTCGACCATGAAGCAGGTTGACCCCTTCTTAACCAAACAGGAAGCCGAGCTTGCTTACGGGTTTGACTCACCTAAGATGGAGATATGGGACATACAACAAGAAACTGTACGCTTGCTAAGCCCCGACGCTAAGACCTACTACCAATATGTAAAGCAGTCATATAAGTCTGAGTTTGAGCGCGTGAAAGATGCGTTGATAGGTAAGATAGAAACCACCGATGCCGATGCTAAGATTAAGGCGACTGTCACCCAAGAAATAAATGACATACTTATTAAGGTGGGTGAGTTGGCAGAATACATGCCGCTTGTGCGCGACGGTGATTTTAAACTAAGTTACCAGATAGTTGACCCTAAGGGCTCACCTGATATTGGCATAGAAGATACTGCCAAAGCCATTAAGAACAACCGCTACGTCACGCGATTCTTTAAAAACAAGGTAGACCGTGACCGGTTTGCAAAAACACTTGAAAAAGATTCAGGTATTGAAACGGACACTATAAAAACAAGTGATGGCGACCTGATGTTAGACGACGTGGATAGTATGCCCCCTACTGCATTTGCACGTAAAACAATACAGATGCTTAGAAAAGCTGGTGTTCAAGACTCAGTGCAGGTTGACGTGTTAAGACTACTTGTCGATTACATGCCGGAAAGTTCTTTCCAACGCACGTTACAAGGTCGTCAGCAAATAAAAGGATTTGTGCCGGACATCCAAGAAGGATTAAAACTAAAAATATACGACATGACACGTCAGGTGGCTAGGTCTAAGTCCGATGGTAAGCTTAAGGATATTCAAGAAGCAATTACCCAGAGAACCAAAGATATTGCCAACCTAAAAACATCGGAGCGTACCGGCAAAGGCGAGGAGTCGGTGAGCCCCGTGGTGCAACGTGAATTATCGCTACGTGTAAAATTCGCTCTAGAGGGTGCGCAACACCCCACACTCGAAAAGTTTGTACGTTTTGGTACGCAGTACGCGTTCTTATCCACTATCGGCGCGAGTGTCGCGTCTACGATTGCTAACATGTCACAGTTACCTGTTATCATAATGCCCGCCCTCTCTGCTAAGTACGGCACGCAACAGACGCTTAGTCAGATGGAATTCGCACGCAGGCTTGTGTTTGGTTCTAAATCCGGCTCACGCGCAGAAAGTACTTACAATAAGGTGATAGATAAAATATCAATCGCTTATGGTGTCGACGCTTACTATGATGTTACTCACGACAGCGTGACGGACGAGGCAACATTTACCGTGCGTACGGACATGGATTTAGACCCCGAGATGGTGTCAGAGCTTAAGTCCTTAATCCCCATGGTGAAGTACGCCAAAGACCACAACATGCTAGATAACTCATTAACTAATGACCAACTCAGCCTTAATGACATAGAAGGTATTGAAAAAGGCAGTAAAGTAAGTAGGTACTTCAACGGTCTAGTGTCACTATCGGCAGGTATGTTTAACCAAGGCGAGCGCTTTAACAGGCAGATAACCTTGCTAGCATCTTACAATTTAAACCTTGAAGTAATGGTAGAAGCCAACCGCACTGCTAAAGATAAGAAAACCCTTGAGCAACTACAGCAGGAAGCGGCGCAAGCTTCTTTCTACGAAACCCAAGAGCTAAATGGTGGTAACGTGTTAGAGACAACCTCTAGACACGCACAACAGGGCCTAGGGCGCATGGCGTTAATGTATAAAGGCTTTGGCATAAACATGGCCTATACACAGCTCAAAATGGCAAGGAAGGCGACTAAGGTGTATTTTGGCAACACCCCAGAAGAAAAAGCGATGGGTTGGCTTGCCACCAAGCAGTTAACCGCTATATTCGGTTCTTCTTTGTTTATGTCAGGTGTTTACGGGATTCCTATTTACGGCCTCGTTCAGATGATTTTCGACGTTATGCTTACAGACGAAGATGAAGATGACTTCGATAAAATTGTAGAGGATTATGTAGGCGAGAACTGGTATCGAGGCGGGCTAAATCAAATACTAGCCGGCATAGGATTACCTATTGACTTAGGCTCACGTATTCGCTTGGCCGATTTGATTTACCAAGAGAACGTGTTTAACCCCGATGCTACTACGGAAGAAACTATTGGTTACTTGTTAGGTGGTGTACCATGGAGCATGGTCAAGAAAACCCAACGCGGGCTAGTTGACCTAAAAGAAGGTGACTACCAACGCGCCGCCGAGTCTATACTACCAACAGCGCTGTCCAACCCGCTAAAAGCAATAAACCGTTATGCGCCCGACTTCGGCATTAAAACACGTCGTGGTGACTTCTTATACGGTGAGTTGAGTCGTGGGGAGTTGCTCGCGCAGTTGATAGGGTTCCCACCCGCAGGTTACTTGCGGCAACAAGAGATAAACCGTAAGGCAAAGGGTATTGATATTTTCATCAACCAAGAAGCCACTAAGCTAACTAAGCAATACTATAAAGCTAGTAGGGATTTAGATTTTGACGAGATGAGTAGGGTCAAAGGTAAAATAGCCGAGTTTAATGCACGTAACAGGGCCGTTGCTATAGATGAGGAAGCAATCATCCGGTCGATGAAATCACATGTTGAGACAAGCGCTACTATGTATAACGGCGTGGCGTTAAGTCCGAAGTACCGTAAAATAATTGAGGCTGATTTGCAGGGGGTTTATGGTTCGTTTAGTCCTGTGCGGAACTACTTTAATAGATAAAAAAAGGGCGCCTTGCATAACCGGAGAGAAATACAAGGTGCCCTACACAACACCATCACAACGGAGCACAGCGATGAAACCCCGTTGCAAGCACACTATATCATAGCGTACGCCAAATGCGTACACCGAAATATAAATTTTCTATCCTAACTTCAAACACCATACGCCACTTCTTAGTTGAAAAGAATTTCTTTACCTGTACCACTGCCAATGACGAGTTAACACAAGGTATAAAGACGGAGGCGCCTACCTCCATCTTCTCCCAGTTTACCGATAGGATAAGACCATCAGGATGCAGTTGGCCCTTCTTCAATATCTGCTTCGGAAACGTCGGTGGATTCATGTTTGTCTGCACCTATAAGAAGTTTAATCTCTAGCACGCGTTTACTCGGCATTGAGTAAGAATACCCCGCAGTAATCCTTTTTCTTGTATCAGTGCTAGCACCATATGTCAGTACGAGTTCATCTCTGAAAGAGTTGTATGGTATATGCTTGGTAACACACCACTTACGCAACGGCCCAAGTAATAAGAAGTGCTTCTTAGTATCCGGCTCAAACCTACCAACCAGATTGCCTCTAGCCAACTGTTCTGGCACTTGGAATAACTCCTTACCACCATCACCAAACTTCATACCCTTACTCTCGATATGCAGTATATTATTATAGTGTTCAGCAATGTAGTCAGATAGTGTTTCGCCCGCAGAGTTCTTCATACTTGCTAAGTTGGCTTTGTTCTCTTGTACTAACACATTAACCGCCCAATCAAGCACGGGTTTTATATCATATGTAATAAGCCTAGCTTGCTTAGCAAGTATCAGCCCCATAATTGTGTAGGTGATATGGGATGCCCAGAACCTATTCTCTACTGTAAAATTAGCCAAGCGTGATAACCTGTCACGGATAGTTGTTTCAAGCGCCGGCAGTTGGTCTACGTTGTTCATAAGGTATTGTACAAACACCTGACCTGCATGCCCATAGTTGTTCTCTATAGCCGTTTCAAACAAGCGACCTGCTGTTGTCTCTGACTCCTTAGTCAGCAATCGCGGGACTCTACACTCTAAAACCCGTAATGCCTCGGCCTGTGGCGCGGCCTTATACTTGCCAATTATTTCAAGTATTGATGTGTTAGCAGTAGTTGCTGTCATCAGTGACCACGGCACACCACGTTTACGCTCCCTATTTGAGTTCATACTCATACGGTTTCGTTGCATACCATTGGTAATTTCATATAGGTAGTCTGATGCGTGTGAGGATTCTATGTTGGTTATTTCGTCTATTACTACAGGTAAGCTGTGCATTAATTCCATGCGATTACCCCTAGATGCGTTAGTGCCTGATATATTAAGCATTAAACCTTTCGGACTGCCCCATATACCAAGCATCGCCTTTATTATAGCTGACTTACCTACACCGGAATCCGTAGTGTAAAAGTGCATAGACGCGCACGCTTCGTTGGCCATGTGCATCAGCACTGAGCCAAAACCCATACCAAGCCCGAATTGCTGTAACACAAACCGTGGGTCATTCCAAAACTTCATGGTTTCTTTCCACGACTCTAGTGTGCCTTTAGGTTCAAAGTTAATAAACATATCCTTCACGGCATCTGATGGGGGATTCTCTGTCACGTTGTTAGCTGTTATCTTGCGGTCGCCAAGTAAGAACTCGTCGAAGCCGTCGCCCACCCACCCAAATTGCATCCGCGCTACGTCCGCTTTTTCTCTGACCTGTAATTCATCAACCCACTTCATAAGGTAGCCCCTCATATCATTGTAGTCTCTAACATTGACTCCCTTCACTGCTAGTTCTCTACGTAATTCGTCCTTACCAGATACAGCAAGCATATTAATATCGAACTCTCGAATGCCATCCATAGGTAAGTGTAACTTCACCATTACTTTTTCTACATCCCCGTCGAATATACGCTTGGTTGCATAAATATCATGGGGGTAGATAAGCTTTTCTTCATCGGGGTCATCACCAACACCTACGACTCGTAGGTACACCCCACCATTCTTGCCCCTAAAGTAAGGGAACGGAAACTTAGGTATACCGGCCACTGGCGGCGCAAACACCGCTGACGCTATTACTGGTAACTTGTCAGGAGGTGATGTGTCGCTTTTGTATACAGGTCCGTCTACTTCTGCCTCTAACACCCTCATGCCTATTGTAATAGGGGATTTAATCTTACCTTTTAGTGGGCAGTCATTGCATCCATTGGGGTTAGCATCTGAAAAAGCTTCGCATGTTTGTGGTTTGGGTATCTCGTTGGCTTTATCTTCTGTCTTGTTGAAGTCATACCCACTGTGCCGTTTAGAAATCAGGTGAATCGCTTTATGCCTATCGGAGCAAAACTGTGCTATAGATAGCCCCGCACGCCACAAAGGTTCCGACACTGCCTCTTGGTTTGTTACCAAGTATTTTATCTGTGCACACCCACGACCGGCTAGTGTCTCGGTCATTACCTTCTTAAAGACAGCCTCTTTGTTACCGGCCAGTTGTTGGTTAAGCCCACTCATAGATGGGTGTGCTAGTGTAGTAATAGTAGCAAGTGGTGCGTCGATTTCACCTATGATTGCTTTAAACGCCTCAAAAGATGTCACCTTGCCTTCGGCCTTTACTGGCACGTCACGCGGCGGGTCATACTTTACGTTCTTAGTCAGTGGCATACGTAAAATACGTGAACCATCAGCAGTAACGGCGTGGTCGGCGTGGAACTCATGCAATTTGCACAACTTCTTAAGAGCCACAGCCACAGGGCGCCACTCATCAAAAGTCACTGCTTCTTCTAAAGGCCAGTAAACATGTAGCCCACCACCGGATATGACAGTGTATGGTTTAGGTAGCCCGACTTCTTTGCAGAATTTCTTAAGTTCACCCCATGCGTGGGGTAAGTCTGTAAAACCCTTATCTACACCACAATCCACATCCAAAAAGAATGTGCGGATTTTAGCAATATTGTCGTGGCCTCTAGCTTTGACACCTTTGGCTTTACGCTCTGTGTAGGATGCTACAGCATAGAACGTGTTAACAGGTATTCCTTCAAATCCATCAGATGCTTTAACGAGTTCATCTAGAGTATCAAAAAACTTCTGGCGACCTTTACCTTCTTTATTTATTATTTTGAGGCAGTACAACCCCTCAGGGCACAATACTGTCTCTAAGAATGTTCTTCGGTTCATAGTATCACCACAGGGAAGAACGCCGTAGGATTATAGAAATACTACGGCGTCAGGGTTAGTTAGTAACTACTCGTCATCCCAATCATCAATGATACTGGCTAAGTCGTCATCTACTTCCGGTGCAACACTTTTCTTACTCTGCGCCTTAACAGGTTCGTCTATGTCATCGTCGTCCTCGTCCTCGTCCTCTACCACAGGTTCAGGCTTAGGTTTGGCCTTAGGTTTGGCCTTAGGTTTGGCTTTATTCTCAGGCTTAGTCTCAGGCTCGTCCTCCTCGGCAACGGCGTGGTGCGACTTCTCCCCTTCACTCACAGTCAAATCAAGTGCTAGTTTAACCTCAGGCGTATCTTTTATTGCTACCACTTGGTTAAGTTCGACTTCGTTTAGAGGGCGCGTAGCCTTAAAGAATAACTTAGGTGTTTCAGCATCATCATCGAAGTACATGTTAGTCACTACGGCAATGGCCGGAGCTTTGTTGGCATTGAGGAATCGTGCATATGCCTGCATCGGCATTTTGCCACCCTCAGCACTACCGAAAACAGAAGTAGCAGGTAACTGCATTTGGTATATAGTCTCTAAGTCATCTTCTAAAACCACTGCTAGGCGTTGGCTAAACCTACATGCTCTTGTATCGCCTTGTCCGCTACCTTTGATTGCTTGTGGGCAGGTAGAACAACTACTAGATTGTGGTTCCTTGACGTCGACGCTAGGCGTCTTAGTATCGGCAGACCAACATGACGGTGGCGAGTTACTTTTAGAGTCATAGGAACCCTCATAATAAGTACGCGCTATAGGTGCGGCGTCGATTACAATAATACTAATATTGTCCTCTTTACTCACACTAACTTGTTCACCCCCAACTATCATACGGAACTTAGCACCTTTGATGCTGATGCGTTTATAGTCACCGCCACCTGCTAACTTGTTATTGTCCTCTAACAGTTGTTGGAAAAGCGGGTTTTTTGATAATGCGCCGGCAAAACCGGCTAGTTCGTTACTCATAAATACACCTTATAAATCATCTTCGTAGTCACTAAGAATATCACGTAGTTCGTCATCGCTTTCTTCTTCTGAAACGACTTCAACACTACCACTTGTACTTGCAGGTTCGACTGTAGCAAGCGCGTCTAACTCAGCACCCGTCTGCTCTATCTCGGTTTGGGTAACATCACCGAGCGGTGGTGGCTCGTTTACCTCTAACAATGCCGCTTCCACCTTGTCTAGATTAAACCGGTAAGTACTCCCCACCTTAACATATGCCGTGCTAGGGATGTGGCCGGACTTTATCCAGTTTCTAATAGTTGAAATGGAGACAGAGAATAAATCTGCCACCTCGCTAATCATTAGGTACGACTTCATTTTGAGTTCTTCCTTACGGTTATTTGGTACGCTGATGTCTGCTCTAAAGAGTCAGGTACATTGTCTGGGTTGTCTTTAATCCACTCCTTGACCGCCGTTTGGTTCAGGCGCTTCTCAAGGAAATCCGGCACGTTGTTCTCAATCACGAACTCGTGCATGTTAGACCAATCACTTGACCAGTAACGGGTCTTTGTCGTGCGGATGAACGTGCCATGAGCTGTCTTGGAGCTCTCGACGCCATTCTTATTGCAAAAATCTAATAACGCAACTTTGATTTTGTTTTGTTGTTCCTCTAACGCATCGTTTTGTAAATCAAACTCGCGCTTGAGTTCTTCACGCTTGGTGCGTATCTTAATAAATACTCTGGTTAACTTATCTGGCAATGTTTCTGTAGGGGTCTCGTCACTCATATTGTTTCTCCGATGTGTTGTAGGATGTACACTATACTAGTTAGAAGTAAGCTAGTCAAGTATATCTTTGTAAAGGTCTATAATACATGTGTGTAGGTTGATTTTGTTATCAAGCATTGAGTAAATGTGCTTTTCTACTGGTGAGCCACACAACTTCACTACAGTACACTTGTTCTCTTGGCCCGCTCTGTGGAACCGAGCATTTGCCTGTTCATATGTTTCTACGGAACTAGTTGGCCCCCACCACACCGTTGTGTCGGCGGCTGTTAATGTAACCCCGTGTGCGGCTGATTGTGGTTGTATCACTAATACTTGCGGGTCGTCTGTATCTTGGAAGTTTCTGAATATCTTGGTTCGTTCATGTGCCGGAATGTCCCCCGATATAATAGCATTGCTCACGTTGTCATCTGTTAGCTTCCCCGATATAAGGTCAATCACGTTCTTGAAAGGTGCGAACACGATTACTTTCTTACTAGATTCGGCCATTACCTCACGTAGTACTTTGTATCTAGGGGTAATGTCAAAGAGTAGCACCTCACGGTCGTCGGTATACGTAGCACCAAGGGCAATTTGCAACAGTTTACTCATAGCAATCGCGGCGTTGGCGGCGGTGACTTCTTCGCCCGATGCTTGGATAACTAATTTCTGCTTGAGTGCTTTATAGAACTTCTGCTGTTGTCGGCTCAGGTCTACATCACGTTTCACGTAAACAAGTTCTGGTAAGTCTAGGCACTCTGCCTTAGTAAAACGAATGGCAGGTTGCAATACCCTGTGGACAGTTACATCCGCATCGGACTTAGGGACAAACTTAAATTGGTTTATCTTGTACATAACTTGGTCACGGAATAGGTCGAGTCGGCGTGGCACCGATTCTTTATTTGCTAGTTTGGCAAGGCCATAAGCATCCATCGGGGATTGTGCGGCAGGAGTTCCAGTCATCTGCCATAACCACGTGTCAGGCTGTATCAGGGCGTTCATCACCTTCCACCGATTAGTCTGCGGGTTTTTGTAGTGCGACGCCTCATCAACAATAACTAAGTCAAACCCACCCTTGGCAATGGTCTCACGTATAATCTCAATACCACCGTAGTTGATTATTACGTATTCTGTTTGTAGGGCTAGCACTTTTTCACGTTTGGCTTTTGAGCCATATGCGACTTCTACCGTGCGGTGCATCGCAAAATTAAACATGTCATCACGCCATGCAGACTCCATAATAGATAGAGGGCACACCACAAGCACGCGCTTGATTTTACCTATAGATAGTAAGTAGTCTGATGCGCCAATAGCCGCACCGGTTTTTCCCGTTCCCTGTTCGTTGAAGCAAAACGCGCGACGGTTCATAACGAGGAAATCGGCGGTGGTTATTTGGTGGTCGAAGGGGGTGTATTTAGACTTCCACTTGTACTTACCCGTTAGGGGGGAAGGTACAGTGATACCTATGTTCTTTAACACGTGGCACTCATCTAAACCCCAATGCACTAGCACGCCGTTGTTACCGGCACGCTTGCTCTTGGGTATGAGGTTTGTTATCCGTTCGGGGTTACGAACCTGCAACAATACAGCTTTGTTGTTTATTATTTTCACAATATCTCCGGTTAAATAGTAGGGATTCCCTACTTTCTCTTTTGGTAGTTCCGTGCTCTGTTTTTACTAGGACTCTCTAATATAACGCCGTGTTTGTTAGAACCACCTTTACTTAGTGCTTTTTTGTGGCTGACGTCCTTGCCTTTGCGCTTAGGCGACTTCTTAGTCACAGTGCCAGTGTCGCGCTTGTCTATCGCACGTCTAGCACGTTGGCGCTCCATACGCCTCTCATGCTCGTTGGGGTCTGCTTTCTGCCTTTGGTATTCTTTCTTATAATCACGTTCAGCCATTATTTGCTCCGTTGTGTATACACTGCTTAACCACGCAGTGTGCCCTGCATAACCCAGACGGCTTAGTAGGCCATACGTTAAGTTTGAATGCTTTAATCATCTCGTTGTTTCTACTAACCCAACCCGACCATAAACGAGACTTGTCTGATTTCTTGTATTTTGCTTTTACTAGTTGGTTGCATTTAGTAAATACTAGACCGCCACTCACGTTCTCAACCTCAGGGTAACTTGCAAATATGAGCAGTGCCATCAACTCTAGTTGGTCTTTGTCAGCATAGTTAGCGTTCTTGCTAGTTTTGTAGTCAATTACAAACGCATGGTTACCTTTGATAATAAGTAAATCTACCACACCTCGTATCCATATGTCTTTACTAAAATAAGTACAAGGTACAAAATCATGCGTAATGCCAAGCTTAAGTTCGCAGTACTTCTTACCTGTCTTGTTCTTTAGCGAGTCGAGAACTGGTTTCATATACTGAAACTTTTTGGGTATTTCTACGTCGTCGCGTACATATCTTTCCGCTACTTTGTGGGCTTGGTTGCCGTATTTAGTAGCTGTGGTCTCTACATACGGGAACTCGTTAAGGTGTCTTGTATGGTAAAACTGTTTAGGGCATTGCTCGAACGCCTTAAAGTGTGAGTAGGATGTAGGGTCTATAGCTTTTATGTTAGGCATCACAATCTCCGTAATATTTTGCAACGTCTAAGTCACAACTAAGTGGTAAGTCTTTGGCCCATGGTGGACTCCAACACATCGAAGTGCGAACAAGCGACTTGGCTTTTTCTACAACGGCGATGTCTTGAGGGATGACTAGTACAAGTGAGTCATGCACCGTCAAACGTATAGGGTATGTTTTTTGTATTTTTAGCATTTGGTCTGCCATTACTATTTTAGCAAGTGCTTGGCAAATATTCTCAACTAGTTTACCACCATATATTCTGGTAGCCCCCTTGTTGCCCATGTACTTATATTGCTCTCCTTTGTCGGTACGTTCTGATACGTGTAGTGAGGGGTAGAACTGCACTAACCCGTTAGGGAGTAGTATACCTTCACGCTCAGGCAATACAGTAAGCACACCCTCTCGGCCAAATGGTAGCGCCTTACCCTTTGCAAGTGCGGCGATGACATCATTACCCCGATACCATAACTTAACGATGTTCTTATATGTGGCTCTATATGTGCGCACTATCTTAGTAGACTCTTGCAGTGATATGAGAACGCCGGCTTGCGCCCGCAACTGGTCTCGAAACTTCTCAGCACCCATCCCATATCCGCATCCGAGAATACACATCTTACCAATAAATCTTTCGGCGGGCGTGATTTTAGATTCTGGTTTATTATAGATGCGACTAGCCATACTGATGTACACATCGTCACCACGTAGGAACGCGTTAACAAGCTCATGCTCCCCTGCCAACCACGCAACTATGCGCGCCTCGATTTGTGCCGAGTCAGCCACCAAGCATAAATAGCCCTCAGGCGCACGGATAGTACGCTTCAATATCTTACCATTCGCGCCCCGACTGGGTAGGTTTTGCAGGTTGATTTTGTCTGTGCCACCCCATCTTCCGGTGTGTGCGGCGTAGTAGCTTATAGGCCCCGGGAGAAGTCCACGCTCTGCTATACCTATAAACCTCTCAGTACGTGTTTCTTCTAGCGTTGATTTATTACCGAGTCTGGCGTTCGCAAGTGCTTGTACTACCTCGTTGTCATGGTCAAGTAGTTCTTTAAATCCGTCGTCCGTCTTAGCAAATGCAAATGCGGTCTTACCTGTTTTCAGGCTTATCTTCGTGGGGGGTTCGATGCCTTCGGCGCGTAACAACTCAGCAAACTTGTTGTTACTCATAAGGTCTTTTTTATCCACCCCTGCTTCGGCAAGTAGTTCGGCTTTGCGCCGTTTGACACCAACAAGGTGGTTCTCTAATCGTTCTTCGTTCAGCTCAAGTATGGGGTTTGTAAACATCTTAAGCGTCATATCTATAACACCGAGTTCCTTTTTAGGGAACCCATGCTTCATATAATACCTAAACAAGCCATAGGTTAAATCACAGTCAAGGATACAATAGTCACCATACCTTGCTAGTTCTACTTCGGAAAAGTCCAACCGTCTTTTACCAAGTGCATGTATAACCTCGTCACCCTTAGCTTGATTAAGGTGTCTTTCTGCTTGCTTAGCGAGTGAGTGACGCATGTGTAAGCCGTTATGCGCCCGAGACATAAGCATAGTATCAGCAAGGCGTTTAGGGCGAATACCAAAATGCCAACTAAGAATAGCCCCGTCAAAAATAGTATTTTGGCCGAGTAGTACAGCATTATCCCAATCAAACGAATGTAGGTATTCATATATCTCAGCCTTAGTGCCACTGGCCCACTCTGTCTCTCCATCATTTACTTTTACTCCTACGCCTATCACCTCAAACTGCGGGTCACGTATATATGCTTCGGTTGTCATCTTGCTAAGTGAGTACTCTTTACTGTAAAAAGTTTCAAAGTCGAGGGTTATTAGGTTCACTTGTTGTCACCATTGTACTTACGTTCTTCAAGTATGGCGATGCGATGTTCAGCAAGTTCTGCGACTGCGGGGTCTCTATCACCACACAGCATAACAAGTCTAGCGTAGGGCAAGTGTTCATTAGCCGCCGCGAATCTACGGCTCACATCATGTTCGCTATTAGCTAACTCTAACATCACCGGTACTATCATTTCTGATACGCCACCTAGTATTAAATGTAGGTTATTAACGATTTCCGTCGGTAATTTGTGTACCACCTCATCAACCATGAGGGAGTCGAACTGGGTCCCACGTATGCCCCACGTATCTCCGGCATTTACGCCCGATGTACCTCTGGCATTACGATGCGAAAGTATTTGCTCCAACTTGCTATTGTTTGTTATTGCCATAGTGTTCTCCGTTATTACCATTTTGCCCTATGATGTCAATACGCTCCTCAGTATCAGGCCACACCATACTCTCTATGTGCCTATCTGATGTAGATATACCCATCCGTACCATCTTACTCCGTATGTTTGCAGGTTTACGTGTGTTGAAGAAGGCATACACCTCCGGCATTGACTTACCTATATTTCGCATGGTTAGCAACTGCTTTTCATCTACAGCCGTCCACGCTTTATACCCCTTACTATTCGGTCGCTTCATCTACCTTCCCCAGAAAAATTAAAAAGTTTTGGTGCATCTATATGGATGAGTTTACTATCCATCAGAGGATAGTATATTTTATGTTCATCACGCGGCCAGAGGTATCTGCCAGTAGTTCTAGGTAAAAGCAAATCATCATAACGATACTCAGTGGGCTTAACAGGAAACAAACTGATATAGTCTGGTGGTATCTCAATCACCTGTACCGTGCCACTAGGCTTACCGGCGAGGGGTTGCGTGATAACGTGTGGTGGCGCATGCTTAGTACCACAACAGCAACAGCAACAGCTAGTCCAATCTTTAACATAAAGGATTAGCAGGAAAACAGCTATGAGTAGTAAACCCACAGCTTTGCACTTGTTGTTAAACTTGTCTTGTTTAGTCATTTTTTACGCCCTAACCAACCACGCTATGGCCATCATAATAAAGAACACCACCATAAACATTTCACCTATCCCTGCGAATAGTAATGCCACGGTTACAAATACTGCACTCACTAGCAATCTCTCGTTCATTTTGATAACTCCTTAGTTATATTTTGAGACCACTGCTTTTGTTTTTCGATTGACTCCCAATTATCGTGGATGGTGTTTCTCTTAAACACTACTTTACTAAACCACGTAGTTCTCTCGGTGTCATAGTAATAAGTTGTCATATAACAACGTTCGGTTGCTTTCCACATATTAAAAGAAAACTCAAGTCTTGCTATAAATTGCTTAAAAGTCATTTTTACTCTCCGGTTTAATAGTAGGGAATCCCTACTATTTGAGTTCAGTTATACACATCTTAAATACGTTGTTCGCGAAGTCTGCGACTGCTTCATCTCTCCCTGCTTGTGTCATTCGCACGTGAGTTTCAAAGGCGTAGTCGATAACAGCAATAACAAGGGAGTTACCGCCTACTAAAGCATACATCTCAGCCATCGACATGCCACTTTGCCTCGCCACCATAATATTCTTAGCTGACTTACTCAACTCAGTGCATGTTATTATTGTACTCTCTGGTAGTGTTTCTGCTGCTGATAGAAATGAACAGCCAATTAATATTGTTGCTAAAATAGTATTTTTCATTTTTACTCTCCGGTGTGTAGTGTTATTGCCTTGTCTGACAGGTGTTTGATTTTAATCTTAGTACGTGTTGACACGAAACTGTGTGATATTCTGGGACTGCATCCATAATACGCCTTGGTGAAATCCCCGACGAATATTTCCATGTCTCGTAGTTTGGCATAGCCCCTTTCTATTTTGGCCACGTGTAATACTTGTGTAATATTATTTTGTAATATACAGGCTGTGTTTTTATACACCATCAAACCGTTTTTCAGCAATAACTTTTGAAATAGTATGGATCGCATAGTGTTTACTTAGCCGATTAATTTCTTCCTGTATTTCAGCTTCAATTAACCCCTTAACTTGGTCAGATTCAAAAATTAAGCTTTTTTTAATTTCTTCGACAATTTCAGGATCATCAAGCAAGGCTATGATCACCTTTTCAACCTTACGCCTCATAGCGTCCCTCACTCCTAAATTTATACCCTCGTTTAACTTTCTTTTAAACTTAGTGTCAGTTAGCGCTTTGGCCATTGTCTCTTCTGGTAAATCAAATGTTATTTTCATTTTACACTCCTAACGTGTTTCGTTTTACGGTCATACTTCATTACTCAAACCCTCGTTTAATTGTTTCAATAATCGGTCACGCTCACTTATTAAGTCAGCAACCTTCGCCTCAATCTCTTGAATGCTTTCTTTCAATATCTTCTTCTGTGTTTTTGTCTGTGTATAAAGTTTTATTCATTGTCTTACTCCTTATTTACTAAATTCCACAGGTTACTGACGTAATTTTCAAACTTGAAAGTGTCGTAGTTCAAATCTGTGTTTACGTTTATTGATATATCGGCATCACAATCTTTGCACATCA